GGGGCTTGACTTTGCTCGGCGGTGAGCCGCTGGCTCCGCAAAATGTTGAAGCCTCTATACGGTTGGCAACCGCCGCCAAAAGATTGGGAAAGGATGTCTGGATCTACACAGGCTATACCTTTGAAGATCTTATGGCTCTGGCTTTTTCGAGCGAGCAGTACCGCAAGATTCTGATTCTTTGCGATGTGCTGGTGGATGGCCCTTTCCAACAGGAGCAGGCAGATAAGCAGCTGGTCTTCAAAGGCTCTGCAAACCAGCGCATCATTGACATTCCTGCCAGTCTGGAGCAAAAGAAACTTGTCCTCTGGGAGGAGCCTTATGCGCATCATTAAAAAGCGGGAAGTTCGCAAGGCTGGCAAGGGTGAACATCTGGTCTATCGTATCTATTATGGCGATGAGATCGTCTATGTCGGCAGAACTTCTCAGCCGCTGTGTGATCGCCTTCGCGGTCACTTCTTCAAAAAGAAATACTATATTCTCATCGACATCAATCAGGTCACCAAGATTGAGTACAGCGTTTATAAAACCGTCGCGGATATGTACCTGTATGAAATCTACTGGATCAACACTTTCCACCCACGGCTGAACAAGTCCGACCGCGCTGGCGATGATTTGACGGTGCAGTTGCCCAACGTCCGGTGGATGCAATACACGCCGCGCCTGTTTGAAAAGTGGAAAGCAGATATCAATGAGAGTCGGAATGCAAACAAGAAGTGAGAGGTATAAGTATGAAACCCAAAGGACAGTACGCCCAATATCCTTACAGAAATGGAATCTGTGAGAACTGCATTTATCACTATTTGCTCGGCGGTGATGAGTCGAGATGCAGTACAACTCGTCTTGGAATGTCAAATGTGATGTGTGCTCAAATTGCAGAGTGCCAATCCTATGTATCAAAGCAGACTTGTAAGAAAGCAAATAGCCCTGCGTGATGTCCTGTAGTCTCGCAAGAACGGCTATGGCCGAGCTTGAAACTAATTGTCAAGTAAAGGAGTAATGTTTATGATTAACGCTGCTATTATCGCTGCCAATGCTGCCTGCACCGTTGCCGCTCAGGTTGCTACCCACGCTGCTCTTCAGGCGAACCGCCGTCTCAGAGAACGGGAAGAGGAAGATGAGAAGCGCCGGAAGGAGAAAAAGTCCAAGGAGGAAAAGCAAAATGCTTGAATGGCTCAAGCCGTCCGGTGAGTGCTTGGAGTGCTGCGCTGTTTTTATCGGCACCAATGGCAGCATGGGCTATGAGACCAACGTCGTCTACCGTGTGATGGTGTTCATTCGTGACAGCCGCATCTGGATTCGCTGCCGTTCTCACACGGATTGCCCTTATGATACGATGGTTGCGCTGACCAAGAACTGGCGGTTCCTGTAAATGAAAAATTGGGTTGTCTCTTTTTGCAAGAGGCAACCCTTTTTCTTTATGCGTTTGTAATGGATTTCAGCATGCTTTCCAGCAGGTTTCGCATTTTTTCATTGCGTTCCCGCAGTACGGCGTTCTCAGCCTCCAGCGCTTCTATTCTGGCCTTCAGTTCTACAGTAGGATCAATCAGTTCTTTTACCGCCTTGTGATCCAATTCGTCGTGAGCTTCTGACGGTTCGGCTTTGTCCGTTTCATTTCGCAGATCTTCTTTGATCTTTATCAGTATTTCATTGCGCCACTTGTAAAGTGTCTGGGTACTGATGTGCAGCTCTTCACTCGCCTTTGCAACGCCCAGCTCTTGCACCCGTTTCAGCGCTTCTTCTTTTTGTTCTTGGGTATATCGCACCATAAACAACCCTCCTGACAAGTTGGTTTATGTAGTATTTCTCTGCCTGTTAAATAACTCCTGCTTTTTTATTTTTACCCGGAACATTCTAAACAAATTCGCCCCAATTAACTATAGCAAAACACAAGGAGGTTAGGTATGAACTGTATTGCAAAGTT